GTCCAGGTGCCGGCCGGTACTGCTAGTACTAGATTTGCGTTAGATCCGGCAAGGGTTGGAGTAAATTCTGCTCCGGCAGTACTTCCCAGGTCTAGCGTAGAAGCGTCATTCCATTCAATGTCTGAAGGAGTCCAGACAGTGGTTAAAGTTCCGGCACGTCTATTGCTTCCGCTAACGATTGTATAGTCTAGGAATGCTCCTTCGTAAGAACCTGTGCTGATAGATGCAACAGTAAGTGAAGTAGTTCCGCTTACTAGAATGCCCTGCTGTACAATTGTTGTAGTTCCTTTTATGGTCAATGACCCGGAAACTATTGCATTACTTTTTACGTCTAGTGTTCCTGCAGTAACTGTATCTGATGCGTCTATGTCATCAGTATAAACTGTTCTCCATCTGTTTGAACCGCTACCAAAATCCTGAAGTTTGTCAGAGTTAGGGTAGGTATGTCCGTTAACATCTACGACTGCTTTTACTTGCAATCCAGTAGCAATAACAAATGAATTGCCGTAAGCTCCTGCACTCACCCAGTCATTACCGGTAGTGTTAGGGTCTTGGTATGAAATGGTTGCACCGAAAGCAGAAGTACTCTTTACAAATCCAACAATATTGCTGTTAGAGGTCGCTCTAAAGCTTCCGCTTACATCTAGAGGATATGCTGGAGTAATAGTCTTAATACCGATTCTACCGGAAGTATCCTCGTAAATCGAAGAAGTAGTAGCACTGTTTGAATCTGCATAGCGCATGATGTAACGAGCCTGTCCTCCACTACCGTCATTCTGTACAAACGTTCCGGCGGTTTGACCTCCAATGTCTGATAGTAGCTGTGCACCTGTTCTATAAACTACCTCGTTACTTACAATTGCAAGGAACTTGTCCGGATCTGATCCGTAGTTATCAACTGTCTCAATGTTTACTTTTCCGGTAGTTGTTAAAGAGCCTGTTACCTGCAGGGGAATACCTACTTGAACTGCTGTATCGTTGTCCTTAATGTTAGAATCGTAAAGGTGGTCACCTCCTTGACCTCTAAGTACTGTGTTGTAACTAGGGTATGTTTCTTCTCCTAGTGAGCCTGTATTACGAGGACCAGACATAAATCCACCTCCTGAGTAGGTTGATCCACTAGCGTTGGTGTAGACCCAGTGGTTGCGTTGGGAATCCCAGGCTAAAGAAGCTGTAGCTAGGTGGGATAAAGATCCTGAATCGTATACTTTCAATCCTCCGAATCTTTCAGCAGGTTCAAATACGTTTACAGAAATATATGAGTCAGCAACGTTTAGCTGGGAGGAAGTTACGTAGGTAAATGAAGAAGATCCAAATACCTGCAAATTACCGTTAATAACAACGTTCTGATTTAGTTGTTCAACCGAAGAAGCTGTTAAAGCGTAGGATGCAGTAGTAGCTGTAGAAGCATTACCGGTAAGGTTTCCTGTTAGGGTCCCATTTATCCCTAAGCTACCAGTAAGCTGGTAATCTCCCATTAGGTTGTGGGTGTGACGCCATACCCCTCCGGCACCGCTTCCGCTGTAGACTAGTAGGTCTCCGTGAGTGTAACTTCCTTCTACCTTAACTGAGCTTAGATCCGAGAAGTCTAGCGGCTGCTGTACAGCTACATAGATGATACCGCTACCTCCGGGGCCTGCTTTTGTTACAATACCAACTGGGATGATTTCGTAAGGAGCTGAAGGAGGAGTTTTAGTAAATTGACCTGCTGATGAGGATACAAATAATGTATCTCCGTCTGAATAAGCACTTGTGTTAAGTCCTCTTACAAAACCCTGTGTTGTTACAAATCCAAATGAACTGTCTTCAATATCGTGGGTTGCAACACCTAAGATCTGGCTTACAAGGTTTACAGCTCCTGAAACTGGTAGAGAAGCAGCCGGTGTGATGGTAGGTCTATCACCCTGTGCTCCATTAATTCGTACTACTGTTCCGTTAGCAATTAGAGCACCGGTGTTGTTTCTAACCTTTGTCCAGTTTTCCTGTCCTACCTGAAGTGCGATATCTGCTTCTTCGTTGTAGACTGTTAGAGCTCCATCATCGTTGTTGTAGTAAACACGGCCTGATTTCCATCCTGGATCTCCTGAGCCTGTATTAAAGTCAATGTAGTTTACACTAGTTATGTTTCCTGAGATAGTCAGGTTTGAAGCATGAGATGCTGTAAGAGCATAAGATGCTGAGATTGCTGTTGCTGCTGATTGAGCAAATGTAGCATAAGATGCTGAAGTAGCAGTTGTAGCGTTACCGGAGAGTGCACCTGCAAATGTAGTAGCTGTTAACGTGTTTACGTCTGCATTATATAGTAATCCTGAATCGATGAATGGTGATTGTATAGTAATCCTGAATCGATGAATGGTGATTGGTTACCGGCTTCCTGATTTGCTACAAGTACTACCGAGGTTGCTGTGTTGGTGGCGGTTGTAGCAGAGATGCTTATATTGTGAGCGTAAAATGCACTAGTAGCAGATGTTGCTGATCCTGCTGAAGCTGCAAATGTAGCGTAGGATGCTGTAGTAGCAGTACCGAGTAGCGAGCCGGTAAACGATGCGGCGGTGATAGAGTTGGTTGTAGTGCTTCCTTGATCAGTAACCTGGTTTAAAGTAGGTATGTATGAAGCTGTAGCTACATATGAAGCGGTTGTAGCAAATGAAGCTGATAATGCTCGATCGGCGTATGAAGCAGTACCGAAAAATCTAGTATCAGATGTTCCTACTTTCTGAATAAAGACACCTCCAACATCGCCCCAAAGTATACTACCAGTACCTCCTCCAGTATTAAGCCAAAGTTGTTGATCATCAAGAGGGCCCTGGAATTGGAGTTTTGCGCCTTGATGGTTTTCAATTACAAATATATCGCCGCCGCCACCGCCATATGTAATAGTTCCATCTATGGAAGCAATACCTGAATAGTCTCGAAATCTTAATACAACTTCTCCAGGATTAGTACCACCTGATCCTGAGCTTTCTATTACAAAGTTAGTTTGACCGTTACCGGTCTTAAAAAGAGCTGGAAAGCCAAGTGGTCCATTAACAACGCTGGTTATACTTCCAACAGTAATATTATTAGTGGTGGTGTTTCCTTGATCAGTAACCTGGTCTAAAGTCGGTATTACGGCTGATTGAGAGCTAATAGTAGCTAAGGATGCTGATACAGATCCCCATTGTTCAATTGTTACATCAGAGCCTGTAATAGGTCCATTTATGTTTAAACTTCCGGTAATAAGTGCATTGGTTGTAACAATGCTTTGAATGGTGCTGTCGTCTCTTTCAAAATAGAGTTTACCATCGACGGTGTTGATTGCTAATTCACCCGCCTCTAATTGAGAGGTAGTAGGTACTTTACCTGCTACCGAAGATCTCTTTAGTTTAATATTTTGAGCCATATGTATGGAACTGTTTTTTAGGTATATACCGGAAGTGTCTATATGAGACTCTAATAAATAGGAAAGCCGGCGTAAAGCCGGCTCTCGCTATAAAATACTACCGCTTACATTACCTGCTATGTGTACTATTGAACCGTCATCAGAGATGATAGAGTTTATAAGTCTAGAGCTTGGGTCAGATTTTGGAATGTAGTTATTTGTGATACCTGTTCCAGATGAGAACTGAGGTAATCTGTAGTGAGTTGATCCACTAACGCCTGTGTACCAGTAATCGTCTGTTGCGTTCCAAAGAAGTGATCCTGTTAGGTTGAAAGCGCCAAGGGCGTCTTTAACCATAATACCGCCATCGGCTGCAATACCTGCTGCATTTAATACTAGAATGTTATCCCCAATCTCAACGGTAGTTGAATTAACAATTGTCTGAGTACCTGTTACGGTTAGGTTGCCGGCAACAATTACGTCGTTGCCTGTAAAGCGAGTTCCTTCTACGTAAACATCTCCGTTGTCTGAAGAGATTGAAAGGTTACCTGTAGCACCTGTGTGAGTGATGGACTGGTTGCCGTTATTGTTGAGGATGAAATCACTATCGGTTGAATTACCGTTAGCCATTACATCGTCAAGATCTTGGGCTGTTGGATCAATACCTCCAATTTGTAGGCTATCGATAGACGCACTTACAAAGTAACCAAATCTCCACTTGTCTGAAGAAGCACCAAGGTCAAAAGCATTGTTAGCTGAAGGGATAATGCTAGAGCTTATATCTGCTTTAAATGCTACAGTATCTGATGCAGCATCACCTAGTACGGTATTGCCGTTAAGGTTTGTTGCTCCTGCTACTGTGAAGGTTCCTCCTACGTTAACTGCTCCAGAAAGATCAGCTGTTGATCCACTTACATTATCTACATAGATGTTGTACCATCTTTTACTGTCGCTACCTAAATCAAATGCACTGTCTGCATCTGGAATAAATGAAGAGGAGATCTCTCCACTAAAGTTAATAAAGTCTGTTGTAGCGTCACCTACCGTGATATTGCCTCCGATTACTACATTACCGCTAATATCAGCATTTCCAGTTAACTTTAAATTAGAACCGGTAATGTTTCCTGTTGCGTTAACTGTTACTGTGTTTAACGTAGTGTTAGTTAAGGTATTGATCGTCATTGACGATACTGTATTACCTTCTAAGTTACCGGTTAAATCTATAGGAGTAACTGAACCGCCGTTAGTAAGAATGTGTAGAGACTGGCTGGTTGTATTGTAGTACGGGAGTCCGTTTAGTCTAGCAGAGAATGTATCTGCACCGGCGGTTCCAGTGTATAGCTGATTTACAGGGGTGAAAGTATTATTACCGTCTGCGTTAGCGATGAATACTACGTTCTCTACTCCGCTAGTACTTCCTGAAGCATATAGTAATTCACCTTTTGATACGGCAATAGTGCTACCGATGTTTCCGATACCACCTCTACGTAATAATATTTTTTGTGCCATTCTCTACGTTGTTGTTTTTGAGTCTCTATATAAATATCAATAAAAACCGCCTAAATCTAAATTAGCATTGCTGCTGCGGTCTGCAAGTGTTCCTAGGTTTTGAATTGTTAAACTAGCTGAAACTATTTGAGATTGAATCTGAGCCTGTACTATCTCCATTGCTCCAGATACAATCAGAGCTGGTAGGTTAGGGTCTACCTGATTGAAGGTGCTTTGACCGTCAACCCCAAAAGATCCTGTGATACGTAGAGATCCGGTTGGGTTTAATTCTCTTAGACTTACTCTAGACATCTTAACTAAATTTACCTACTAGTACTACTTCGTCTGTGCTTTCTAAAACTGCCCCTGCTTGCTCAAAGAACGCCGGAGTGTCGATAACTACTTCTATTGCGTAGTCTAGAACTCCTGTTCCTAGTTGCGTAATAGAAGTAACCTGTGACGAAGGAACTCTTCTTCCATTTAGGTACACCTCAAAGTCGTCTTTAGTTAGAGCAGCAAAACCAGTAGGAGGAGTTGCTAGTACCTTACCGGTAAATGTAGCGGTTTGACCGCTTACGCTGCTAGCGATAGCAGTATTATTTAATCTAACAAATACGATTTCTTCTGGTTTCATTCCTTCTACTCTGGTCGTTTCAATAACTTGGGGACGGTAAAGTTCTCCGTCTACAAATTGAACTGATCCGATTTTATAAGACATTGTTGGTACGTTTCAAATAATAAATAGAGGAATTCTTTAACTAAATTTACCTATTAACAGGATCTCATCGGTACCGGCTAATACTGCTCCAGGCTCTTCAAAGAACCCTGCAACGTCAAGTACAACTATAATATCTGCTCCAACTTGAGAAACAGAAGTCACTTGTGAGGCCGGTACTCTACGTCCGTTAATGTATACTTCAAAATCTTGAACTCCAGGGGATGGATATCCTGCAGGTGCTGTAGCGATAGTGCGGCTGGTAAATGTAGCGCTGCTGCTAGACTTGCTATTTGCAATAGCTGCGTTTTTAAGAGTCAGGTAAGTAATATCTTCAGTACTTAGTGCATATGTACCTCCTCCGGTGACTGTTGCGGTGTCGTAGAAGCGAACCGGAGTTGAACTTTCTGGGGTTGCTGCTCTAGCTGTTAACTCCTCTATAGTACCTGCAGTTTCCATCTTAAAGTTAACCTGAGCTTTTGAGTAGAATTTTTTTAAGTTTGCTTTATCTCGGTTGTAGGTATCTGTAATGATGTATCCGTTTAACTTTATATTAAAAGTAGCTTTTACTGCTCTATCCTGACCCTGTACTACCTCTACAGTAGGGGCGTAGGAGTCAATCATCGCTCTAAAACGGTAACGGTCTTTATCCCCCCAGTACGAATCCGAAGCAAAGTTTAATGCTTCAATCAGCTTATCACACTGCTCTACATAATCGGTGAAGATTACGCACTGGTAGGTAATAGTAACATAGTCCGGTATTACAACTCCGTAAAGCTCCTGGGAAGGGTTTCTGTTAGAGACTATTGAGAATCTGTCGTAGATATTTCTCTTGGAGTATTTCTTTTCGTATATAACAAAGTTGGTAACTTCATTACCGTCTAATTTGTTTCCTAGAGTTCTATTCTTTTCGATATTACTCTTCTTAAACATCATTAACGGTACTTGAATCTTTCCGTCTTTATCCCTATAAAACCCGTCTTTCTGTACAGCAGCCCATCTCTCCGGAGATCCGTAAAGTACCGGTACATCAATCTTACTTCCGTTTTGAATTACTGACGGTTTAATTACATTATTAAAGTAGTAAATAATTGCTTCATCAATGTCCTTAAATCCTACTACTGGTAGTTTTACCGTATCGTCTTTTAGGGAGATTTGAGTCTCTCTTTTTCCTTTAGAAGAGTTGGGGGTGGCGCCACGGCCGTCGTATGGAGTGAGCTGCTCTCTCGTAAGCTCAGATTGAGTCTTAGGAACAGGTTTGTTTCTTCTTCCTTGTGCCATTACCTAACTCTAGTTATTCCGAGCTTATCCGCTCTTGTTAGATGTGCATCACAAACAATTGAAATACTGTTGCCAAACTTATCGCTTCTTCCGTAGTTGTAAGAAGGATCTTTACCGAAGAAGTATTGGTTCTCTTTTACAGTATCTACTTCGTAGTACTGCTCGTAAAGCATGATAATGTCTCCAACTTCAGGTACTAGATTTGCATCTACTAGATCATCTCTTAAAAATGCAAAAGATAGATTACGTTGTAGGTCTGGACCAAAATCGTCAATAGTTATTATCTGGTCAGCTTGAGTTAGTAAGCAGTTAATAAGTACCGGTGGTAGAAAAGTCTTATGTAAAGATTCTCCGTAGATGTTTGATCGAGTATCTCCTAAAGAAATTTTATAATAAGCTGCCTCCTGCTCGACAATCTCTCGCAGAATCTCTCTATTCATTTTGCGAATAAGAGCGAAGTCGTTTTTACTTCCAAATATACTCATATTTCTGACTGTTCAATATGACGTTCAGAGAATTGGAATTTCTTTAAATCAGGAATAGCGGTCATTGCTGCCTTTTGAACTTCTTGGAACGTCTCAAGGGCTGGCTTAGTGGTGATAATTTTTATCAATAGCAGACCTCTAGGTCTATCATCTTCCTTATTGGATTTGTTGTTTACAACCGCGACTTTATCTACGCTTCTAATAAGCTGTGCGATAGTTGTAATATCTGTTTCAGGATTGAACTCAACGTATACATACGTTTTGTACATTCTGAATTCTACCTCACTGAGTAATTGCTCTAACAGTATCATCCTACAAATATAGTCATTGGAACACTCTGGAGTGTTGTTTTTATAAAATCAGTCTCGTTAGCTTTTCTTTCCAGTTGATTACGTCTTGAGGTTTGCTCTAACATATCTCTTAACTGAGTAAGTAGTTCAGTTTTTTCTGTTCTAGCATCTGTAAGAAGATCGGTTTGGTTAAGTCCGGTGTTTGATCCCGGTACAGGAATCTGCTGGTACTTACCTCTAATATAGCCTAAAAGTTCTTTTGATAAAGCTAAAGCGTACCGGTAGATCCACTGACGGCCTACTGAGTTGATTCCTGCGTAAGTTGGGTTATCGTAAGGAACCTCTCCTACGTTGGTAATCAAACCTGCGCCCGAACCTGATACTGCAGCTGTTCTTTCTGAACGCTTAAAGTAATCAATTCTTACTGCTAGTCTTTCTCTTGGTACCGGGAAGATTGAAAGATTGTTTCCTACAAGTTCAAACGAATAGGCTGATCTTCTAATCTGATCGTTGAATTCGATTGCCTGTACCTTGAGCATATCGTAGTATGCAGGCATTAATAAGAAGTTGATACCCGGTGAGTATGAACCAAAGTCAAATGCATCCATTAAAGATTGGATACCGGTACCCGTTCCTGCATAAGGGTCAAAGTAACGAAGGATTGCAGGAGGTGCTTCGTAGTAAACTTTTACGATTTCGATTCCTCCGGTTATTCCTTGCTGGGTCGCCCATGTATCAAGGTCGTAGGTCTGTACACTAGAGGTAAGCTGCAGTAATCCTGAGTACTTGGCTATGCTTCCTCCAACACCGGCTTCAGTGCCGTAGTTCTGAGAGATTTGAATTACTCTGTCTAATGAAGGCTGAACTAGGGTGTTATTAAAAGATCCGGCTGAAGAAGCTCCTTCCATTGAGAGGTAGTTTTCTCTTACCTTGTATTGAAATACTTCGTTACCGTAAGTTGTTACTGCTTCTTCAAAGCAGGCGTAAAAAGATCTAGCCTGTAACTCTACATCCATCAGAGGATATCCTAGACGGGTAGCACAAAATGAAGCTACCTTGTCGGCATCAGTCTGGAAGTCTGTGTCGTTGTCGTAAAAGCCAAAAGGTGTTTCTCCTGGAAAGAATGTACTGGTACCGGTCCAGATTGCTACGTCAGCCATGCTTTTTCTTTATAAATAGGAGATCTTGAGAGTTAACGACTCCTTTTACTAGCTGTGTTACGGTACTAGTAGTAGTTTAGTGAATCCTCCCCCAATAGCTTGAGTATTTGAACCTCCGTATGGATTTGCACTTGCAGTAGCAGTTAAAACTGATGTCGGTACTGTAAAGTTACCGGTATAAACTGCTAATCCTTTTACCCATCGGAAGTTTGTGAGATATCCTATTAGCGCTGAAGGGGCTGATTTTGTAGTCTCATTTCCTATTGTTAATGCTGTAGCAGTATTTGTTATGTTGTTATTATCTGTTATTTGGCTTCCTAATAAAGTTCCATCTTTATAAACTTTAGTAATGTTGCTTTGTCTAACAATAGCAAAGTGTGCCCAAGTATTTAAAATAGTACCCGCTGAGTTGGAATATCTAACCCCATTGTTTGCCCAATAGTAAAATATTCCTCCTTCAATACTATTAGCAATTGCCGCAGTAGAATAAGTTCCAACTGAAAATGTTCTTGGATTGGCATTAGCAGTTGTTTGTCTAACAAACCATTCTATTGTAAAATCTCCTGTACCTACTGCCCAATCACTGCTTGCTGCTAAACTGATAAAGCTGTTTACTGATGAGCTAAATTGGTAAGAATTACCACCCCCTACAAATGGACTTTGAACTACCGTACTTACCGCAGATCCAACTGTTAATGTCGGGTTTGTAAACCCTCCTCCATTTGGTACAGTAGCCGGTATTACTTGGTTCACAAATGCAAACGGAGTAAACATTAAATTAGATTTTTAACGTTAGCTAAATATACATTAGTAGAATCAAACGCTATTAGAGATACTACATCAACTCCGGTTCCGGCTGTAGGAGTGTAGCTTGAGCCGCTAGCCTGCTTAACAATTGAACTGAAAGTTACTGTTCCTGAACCTGTTGTATTAACTCTAAGGTTTACTGTTTGTCCCGGTAGAGGACTGTTTACATTAACATGTACATTGCTTGCACTTACCAACTGTAGAGTAAAGAAGTTTGATGCAGACATATTTAGAGACGCAGTAGAAGAAGTTATAGTCAGCGGACTGACACTTCCCTGTAATGATCCGCTCATTACTAGTAAGTCTCTTACATAGTTTTTTGCAGGA